AATATATATCGAATATTAGTAAATACTTTTTTGATGGTGCAAATCCACTTAATGATAAGATTAAAATGTTTGCTGCCATACCACAAGTTAAAAACTATAAAGGTGTAGATTTTAACGATTTATACATTTATTAATATTATACCTTGATAATTAAGTGTGATTGTGATATAATAAGAATATGCAACTAGAGAATGAAACTTTTGACTATAAATTTGATGAAGGCAAAATATTATTTGAAGTCCGTCAATATATTGACAGCACATATAATTCACATTATGCACAATCACACAAACAAGCAACCGAGATCATAATTGATCAAGGACATGGAACAGGTTTCTGTATGGGCAACATTTTAAAGTATGCTCAACGCTATGGAAAAAAAGATGGTAAAAATCGTAAAGATTTAATGAAGGTAATTCATTATGCCATCATTCAACTGTATCAAGACCATTACACAAAGGAGTTAGATAATGAAAATAAGTGATACTACAAAATCAGTTTTGAAAAACTTTGCTGATATAAACCAAAACCTTTTGGTTCAGCCAGGTCAAGAACTGAAAACTATTTCAACTATGAAAAACATTTTAGCTAAGGCTAAGATAGAAGAAGAATTTACAAGTGAGTTCGGTATATATGACCTATCCGAGTTTCTAGGTGTTCTATCTTTATTTAAGAGACCAACATTTTCTTTTGAAGAAAAGAATATTGGTATTGCTGAAGATGGCACATCAACTAAAACAAACTATTTCTTTTCAGATCCTGCTGTTTTAGTAACACCACAAAAAGATATTAAAATGCCAGAGTGTGAAGTCAACTTTGTATTGACACATGCTGACTTGGCAAATGTAAAGAAAGCAGCTGCTGTAATGCAACTACCTGATATTTCTGTTCATAGTGATACAGGTGACATCATGTTAACCGCAACTGATAAAAAGAATGATACATCAAATAATTATTCTGTAAAAGTCGGTGCTGATGCTGAACATAAATTTGACTTTCATTTTAAAACTGAAAACCTCAAACTTATCGAAGGTGATTATGATGTGGCTATATCTAGTAAAAATATTTCACACTTTAAACACAAATCAAAAGAGATCGAATATTGGATTGCACTTGAGCAAACTTCTACATTTAATTAAGGTAGGAGTTTTATATTATGGAAGATCAATTTTTGTGGGTCGAGAAGTATCGACCAAAAAAGATTAGTGAATGTATTTTACCAAGTGAAACTAAAAAGACTTTTCAAGAGTTTCTAAAACAAAACCAGATACCTAATTTATTATTATCTGGTACAGCAGGTACAGGTAAAACAACTGTTGCAAGAGCTTTGTGTGAAGAACTAAAATGTGATTACATAATCATTAACGGTTCTGATGAAGGTCGTAGTATTGATACGGTTAGGACCTATATTAAAAACTTTGCCTCTACGGTATCGTTATCTAATACGGGTCCTAAGGTTGTTATCATAGACGAAGCTGATTATATGAATGCTGAGTCTGTTCAACCTGCATTAAGAAACTTTATAGAATCCTTTTCTAAAAACTGTCGATTTATATTTACTTGTAATTACAAGAACAAAATTATACCTGCAATTCAAAGTAGGTGTGTTGTTGTTAATTATCAAATCAAAAAAGAAGACAAGCAAAAGATAGCAGGTTCTTTTCTCAAAAGACTTGAAAAAATATTAGAAGCTGAAAACCTAGAATATGATACAAAGGTTTTAGCTGAACTTATCATAAGACACTATCCAGACTTTAGAAGAACTATAAACGAATTACAGCGTTATAGTGTTCGAGGTAAAATAGATAGTGGTATTCTTGTATCAATATCCGAAACCAATATTAACAATTTAGTATCTTCTCTCAAAGATAAACACTTTAGCAATATGCGTAAGTGGGTTGCTGATAATATTGATAAGGACTCTACATTATTATTTAAAGAAATCTATGATAAACTTTATCAAGTATTAGAACCACAGACTATTCCTCATGCCGTGATTATACTTGCTGACTATCAATATAAGTCCGCATTTGTTGCCGATCAAGAATTGAATATGACAGCTTGCTTAACGGAGATCATGAAAGAATGTCAGATCAAGTAGCACAATACAAACTAGCTGATTATCTCAAAGCCATTAACTATACTAAAGAAAAACTTTTAGATAGTGATGATAAGGATTGGGAAAAGAAGTATCCACCTTTTATAATCAATAAAGGTTTCTCATATTTTGAAGACACGGTCATGATGGGGAACGAAGTAAACCGATTACATCATCTTTCCAAGAAGATGCAATTTGACTTTTTACTAAATAGTATTAGACCTAGGAAGAGGTTTAGTAAGTGGTTTAAAGCCAGTAAATTAACTAATCTAGATATTGTTAAGAAATATTATGGATATAGTAATGAGAAAGCAAAACAAGCTCTAGACATACTTACAAAGGAACAAATTGATTTTATAAAAAAGAGATTATATCAAGGTGGGAAGAAATGAATGAAGAAATAAAATGGAATCCAGAAAGTATGCTGGAGGTAAAACTAAAACAACCTGACGATTTTTTAAAGGTCAGAGAAACACTAACACGAATCGGTGTTGCTTCACGAAAAGATAGAGTATTATTTCAATCTTGTCATATATTACATAAGCAAGGTAGATATTTTATAGTTCACTTCAAAGAACTATTTGCTTTAGATGGCAAGACCGCAAACATATCAGATAATGATATTGAAAGAAGAAACACGATTGCTCAACTATTAAAAGATTGGGAACTAATTGAAATTGTTAATCATGATAAACTAGATAACAAAGCACCGTTATCTCAAATTAAAGTTTTGTCATTTAAAGAAAAGAACGAATGGAAACTAGAGCCTAAATATAATATAGGTAAGAAAAAAGAAGAAGAAGAGCAATCAAGTGAAAGTCCACAAGTTTAACGATTATATTACAGAGCAAGTAAAAGACCGTGATGACAAAAATGTCACGGTTGCTGTAATCACATCTAAATACAATCTACGAAGAGCAAAAGGTAGAAAAGAACTTACAATAGATTTTATAATATCTGCTTGTAAAAAATTAGGTATACCTTGTCACATCATACAAACAAAATACTCATTTATATCCGATAAAGATATTAATAACAAAACTTTTGTTGTTCACAATATCGATGGTAAAAAAACAGATCAAAAAATAGTAGGTCCGAATACAGTTTGTTTTGTAAGACGAGGTGCGATGTTTGATGAAACAGGTAAAGCCCTTGTAACAACTTTTGAAGACTCAGGTGCATACATGGTTAACAATAGACAAGCCATGATATATTGTGACAATAAACTTATGTCGCACATGATGTTTGAAAGAGAAAATATAAGAACTCCAAGAACAGCTTATGTTGCAAACGAATATTCTATACCTAAAGCTGTAGAAGCAATAGGTGGAAAGTTTCCAGTCATTATAAAAACTATCACAGGAACACAAGGTATAGGTGTAACTAAAGCAACTGATTATGACACATTAGTTTCTACACTACAAGCTATGTGGAAGTTTAATGCTGAAATGATTATACAAGAATATTTTAATATTGAGTTTGATGTTAGGACTATTGTAATGGGTGATAAGATTATAGCATCAACAAAAAGAGTAAAAGTTAAAGGTGAGTTTCGTTCCAACATGCATAGGACAGATAAGAAAGGTGTTCCTTATACTTTAAATGATGAAGAAAAGAAAATTATTATAAAAGCATCTAGAGCAACTACTGGTGAACTAATAGGTGTTGATCACATACTAGATAAAAATAAAGAACCTTTAATATTAGAGGTCAATGGTTCTCCAGGAACAGGTGCTGACTACGAGGGATATATGTATTCAGACAATAAGTCGAAAGCCGAAGGTAAAATGAATGGTGAACTTATTGTTTTCAAGTTTCTTAAATATTTTACAAATAGAAATAACTGGGATAAAAAATCTGTGTATGAATGTGGCTGGGCTGAGTCCGTTGAGATAGACGGTATAGGTTTAGTAAGAGCAAAGTTTGATACAGGTAATGGTATTAAAGCAAGTACCTTACATGCTGAAAAAATAAATATAGAAAATGGTATGGTAAAGTGGGAATATGACGGTAAACAATTTAAAGCCAAGTTTAGAGAGTATGCAAAAGTATTTAGGGCTGACCCTAAAGTTAAACCAGATACAAGACCTATCGTATATATGAAAATAAAATTCAATAACAGTATACATAGTGATGTTCCTGTTGCATTAGACTTAAGGCAAGGATATAGTGACTTGCTTATCAACCGGGATTTAATGAGGCGCATGGCGGTATCTGTTAACCCAGACCGTATGTTTGTTCTTTCGAAAAGGAAAGATGTTATCAAGAAGAACCTTGACTAAATGGTTCAGATATGTTATAATGGAGATATAAAAAATGACAAATTATTCTAATACATTATTATATAAGGCACTAAAAGATAAGTATGTTGCTCAAATATCTGAAGCAGAAGCAACTATGGAAATCTATTTTGAAAAGGCTGTAGGTATCGGAGAACACCCTCAGCATGTTGAAGAAATGGATAAACTAATGTGTAAAATTGCTGATGCTGAAGATAAGCTTGATGCACTACACGCTTACTTTGGTGACACAGGTGAAGATGATAAAAGTGACGATCCGTCAGGCTGATACTGGCGAAGAAGAAACAATCGAAGTCCCAGAAAATACAACCTTAATGGAAGCAACACGCTTCTATTCTAAAAACAAATATGTAAGAGGAATAGAAGGTGATTGTGGTGGTAGCTGTTCATGTGCAACTTGTCATGTTCATGTTCTACCTGAGTGGATTGAAGTAACAGGTCTTGCTAATGATGATAATGCTGAATTATCTTTGTTAGAATATGAACCTAATTTTGATGAAAAATATAGTAGGTTATCTTGTCAAATAGAATTAAAAAAGAAACATGATGGATTGGTTGTTATTGTACCGTGAGTAGATTTTATACAAGTGTTATTCCTTATGGGAATGATTTATTAGTTAGAGGTGTTGAAGGTAAGGACAGATTTACAGACAAGGTTCCTTATGCACCAACATTATTTCACAAATACAAAGACAAAACAAGATACCGTAGTTTATCTGATCAATATCTTATTCCTAAAAAACTTCCAAGTATTCGTAAGGCTCGTGAACTTATTGAAAGATATAAAGATCACAAAGATTTCTTATTCGGTAATGAGCGTTTTCACTTTCAATATATTTCTGAATATTATCCTAATGATATTGATTGGGTAAAAGAACATATAAAAGTTTATACAATCGATATTGAGGTAACAGCTGAACAAGGTTTTCCTAATGCTGAAGAGGCAATAGAACAATTAATTTGTATTTCACTAAAAGACCATGCCAACAAAAAAATGTTAGTATGGGGTATAGGTGAATTTAAAAACACCAGAGATTATGTTCAGTATATTAGATGTGATACTGAAAAAGATTTAATAAAAGAGTTTCTAAAGTTTTGGATTCAAAGCCCTCCTGATATTATTACAGGTTGGAATAGTAAGTTTTTTGATTTATATTATTTACATAATAGAATTAGAAATGTATTTGATGAGAGAACAGCCAAAAAATTATCTCCTTGGAATATTGTTCAAGAAGAAGAAGTTTATACTATGGGTAGAGTTCACAAGTATGTCAAGCCGTTAGGTATTGCACAATTAGATTATCTTGACCTATATAAAAAGTTTACAGCATCTAACCAAGAGAGCTATAAACTAGATCACATAGCCGAGGTTGAGTTGGGTGAGAAGAAAGATGATAACCCTTATGACACTTTCAAAGAGTGGTATACTAAAGATTATCAAACCTTTGTTGATTATAATATTCAAGATGTTGAACTTGTTGATAAACTAGAAGATAGGTTATCTCTTATCGAACTTGTAATCACTATGGCTTACAATGCAAAGGTTAATTATGAAGATGTATATTCCCAAGTTAGAATGTGGGATAATATTATTTACAACTTTTTAAAGAAACAAAATCTTGTTTGTCCTCTTCGTCCAGGTACACAATCCAAAGATGATTTAGTAGGTGCTTATGTAAAAGACCCACAAGTAGGTTTACATAACTGGGTAGTAAGTTTTGACTTGAATAGTCTATATCCTCACTTGATTATGCAATATAATATTTCTCCTGAAACTAAAATGCCAGAGAAACAACAAGTTACTGTAAAAGGATTAATTGAAAAAAGATATGACACAGGTAATTTAAAATTGCTAAATAAAACGATGGCAGCTAACGGAACAATCTATAGAACCGATGTTCAAGGTTTCCTGCCTAAAATAATTCAGAAAGAATATAACGACCGTGTGGGTTATAAGAAAAAAATGTTAGAGGCTCAACAGCAATATGAAAATACAAAAGATAAGAAGTATGATAAACTTGCTAGAAGGTATCACTTGATACAGTTTTCTAAAAAGATTTCTCTCAACTCAGCATATGGTGCGATAGGTAATCGTTACTTTAGATATTTTGATTTTGACGAAGCACAAGCCATAACTACATCAGGTCAACTTGCAATTAGATGGATTGAAGAAAAAGTTAATCAATATTTTAATAAGATGTTGAATAATAAAAAAGATTATGTTATTGCTTCTGATACTGACTCAATCTATGTAAGTTTTGATGACATGGTTAAAAAATTACCAGAAGGTACACCTAAAGAAAAGATTGTAAAAGTATTAGACAAGTTTTGTGAAGAAAAGCTAGAACCTTTCATGAGTAAAAGTTATAAAGAACTTGCTGATTATGTAAATGCTTACGAGCAAAAGATGTTTATGAAACGAGAGGTTATTGCTG